CGGTCCGGTTCGAGAACCGCTCCGCGGTCGCGTCCACCGTCTCGAACCACTGCTCGCGGCCCTTGATGAGCGGGTCCTTCGAGTCGACGAGGTCACCCAGGCGGACGACACGCTGGACGCCGGTCTTGTGATCGCTGAACGCGAACGGTTCAGTGCAACGCAGAACCGCCATGGCGGTCTCCTTCATGTAGGGGATCACACCTCGAGTTGAGGGTGATTGAGATGGACCGGCCGGCACTCCCAGTCGATGACGACTTCGGGGTCTTCGGCGTGCAGGAAATGCCAGCGAGAGAACGACGAGTCGCCCAACGGGCCCTGAATGTCGGCACAGAACGCGGCGATCAGAGGGGCGGGGATGTAGGTGAGTCCGAATCCGAAGAGGTGGCAGGTGTCGTCGCCGTCAACAACCCACCGGAGCCGTTCGGGTGACGTATAACGGCGGTGCGCCCACACGGGGCGGGGTTCGGTCTCGCCCCACACGGTGTCGTCGGCGTACTGGTAGTACAACCGGTACGGGGCCACCCTCACTCGCTCTGGGGTCTGGCGGACCCTGGCGATGAACCCTGCGACCTGTTCGGGGTCGACGGCCAGGTCCCATTCGATCAGGACCACGTCGTCCTTCACCGCAGCCAGGCGCCGATAGTCGTAGCCGTCGACGATGAACCGTTCGATGCCATCGATGACATGGGGTCGACCTTCCGGGGGATCCCGCGGCCACGAACGAAGGAGTTTCACAGCCGGGTGAGAGAGTGGACCCGGACCACGCTGTCCGGGTCCATCCTCTGCATGCGTCCTAGGCGGCGGACGGGACGTCCAGGAGTCGGAACGCGCCATCGTTGACCGAGTCGGCTCCCACGCGGAAGTAGCAGTACCAGCCACGCGACCCGCTCGGCCTGTTATTGGATGTATGGAAAAGGTGTGGAATGAACTCGACGGTCATCCCGATGCGGTCGGCGATCACGTAGTTCTCGAAGTCGCCGAAGATCAGGATGAAGTTGGACACCGCACCCGAGGTGGTGACGGTGGAGTCCATGCCCTCGGCCTCGAGAGCGGCCCGGCCGAGCAGTTCGGCGGGACGGTCCTGGCCCAGGTAGGCCCACAGCCCGGCGCCGCCAGCGGTGTCGAACCGGCGGATCAGGTTGTAGATGCTGTTGTTGGCCAGCCAGGTGGCGTTCGCCCGGTAGCGAGCCGGCAGGGCACCCTGAATCGTGTAGACGTCACCGATAGCGAACGTGTCGTCAGCGGCTGCGTTGATCTCCGACGAGGTGCCGGCGAGGGCGGTGACGATGCCGAACGGCTGACCGGAACCGGTGCCGGTGGCGAACGCCGTGGCCTCCAGGGTTTCCTTGCCGAAGGCGAGCAGCCGCCCGACCTCGGTGGCGACGTTGGCCTCATCCATCGCTGCCTCGATCGAGATCGGCACGAAACCGGCGCCCTTGTGGACGGTGATCGTCGGCTGGACGAAGGTGCTGGCGTCGTCCGAAACCTCGGCGGCCTCGGCGTCCCACGAGAACGAGGTGGCACCGGCGCTCACACCGTTCCACACGTCCCCGGTGGCGACCACCTGGCGGGCCACCCGGCGGATGTCGTTCCGGGACCCGTCCGATGTGATGATCACGGTCGGGTCGAGCTGGAACGGTACCAGGTAGCCGCCGGAGCCGTCGGTCAGCGACATGGCACGGGCCACGCCCATGACCCGGTCCACCGCGCCCTGTTCCTCGACGGACAGGCCGTGCTGCTGACCGCGGGCCAGCTTGGCGAACGCCCGCAGGTAGGCAGGGGTCGATGACTCCAAGCAGAGTCGGGCGATGTCGCCGCGCTCGTTGTCGAAGTTCTCGACGATGCTCGTGGCGCCCTCGCGGCGGGCCTGGTTCATGCCGGGCATCTGCTCGATCGCCGACAGGGCACGGGCCCGCAGCTCGGAACCGACCTCGGCCGGCGTCCGGTTGAACGTGCGGACCTCGGTCAGATCCCACGGGTTCTTGAACCGGCGGTCTTCGACCGAGTCGGGATCGAGGATGTCGCGGTCGAGATCGCCGCGGTCGCTGCCCGCGGCGCCGCCCTCGACGGCCAGACCGGTGTCACCGCGGACTGCCTGGACCCTGAGATCGTGGCGGGCCTTCTCGGCCTTCCGTTCGAGCGCCTTGCGGTGCTCGTCGACCTCACCGGACTCGGTCATCAGCTCGCCCCAGTAGGTCTCGTCCTCTTCGGACAGGCCACCGTTCTGGGCCTTGGCCTCGAGCCGCTCGAGCTCGTCGGCGATATCACGCAGCCGGTGTACGGCCTGCGTGTGCGTCAGTTCGACGCTCATGGTTGCGCTCCTTGGCGCTCGCGGCAGCGACCATCGCCGCGACCCGTTGCCGCTCCTCACGGAGCCGTTCAAGGGTCAACGTCGGACGCTGCGCTGGCTGGTAGGGAGACGACCCGTCGGGGTCGTCGGAGCGCGAGTGGCCATGGGCCGGCTCGTCATCGGTGACGGCTCGATCCTCCGAGGTGCCCTCCTGGGCGGCCTCGGCGGGGTGAGTGTCAGGGTCCAAGGTGCCATCGGCGGCCTCGGGGTCGGGGTCATCGCCCCGGAGAAGAATCGCGGCGATCTCACGCCGCGTGGTGTCGTCGGCCGCCATCAGGCTGCGGGCCAACTCCAGCGAGCGGACACCGACGTCGGTGCCCTCGTAGGCGGGCCAGACCACCGGCCCGAGCTCCATCAACCGGACCTCGGTGATCGTGCGTTCCGGGAGCTTGTCGTCGGGTTCGTCCCACCGTTCGGCGACAACCGAGAACCGGAACGACATGCCGTCGATCGACTCGTTCTCGATCGCCTCGCGGACGGGTTGGACCAGCCAGTTGTCCGCCAGACGGGCCTCGACGAACAAGCCCTTGCCGTCTTCCTTGAGTTTGCGGATCGCGCCGATCGGCAGCGACCCGATCAGGGGATGCTGGCCGTGGTCGAACTGGAGCCGGACCCGGGAACCGTTCTCCTGCAGCGTCTTCTTGAACGCACCGGGCGCGATCCGTTCACGGAAATGGCCTTCCCACGAGTCGATCGTGGTCCACTGGTTGAACACTGCCCCGTGCCCCGTCAGGGTCAGCCCGTCATCACCCTGAGCGCGCTCCAGTTGGAAGGGGGCTGACCGGACGAGGTCGTCACGGGGTGCATCACTCGTCATCGGTCACGTCCTCCTCGTCGCCCTCTGCATCAGGCAGTTCGCCCTCACCGGGGGTCTGAAGTTGCACCGAGAGCTTCCCGGTGTGCTTGAGCAGAGAGATGTCCAGGGCATCGATCGATTCGAATACCGAGGTCGGCTCACATCCCCCGTCGATGAGCGTCCGGGCAGCTTGTGCGTTTACGGCATAGATGTCAGCCGCGTCTTTGGCGTCTTCCTGCAGGAACGGGATATCACCCAGGTACCAAAGCCGTGACCCACGCGGGACCGCCACCAGCGGCGACAGCGCACCGCAGACCTCCTGCCACAGGTACCGCATCGGCACATCACCGAACCGGCGCCGGGACGCCCCATAGTTCCCGGCGTTCAGGGACGACCCCTGGAGACCCTCGGAGAACTGGGCGATCACAGCACCGACACCGGACGCCGCGGCGATGCGGGTCTCGCCCGCACCCTGCACCACCTTGAAATCCAGTTGCTTCATGTCCGCGCCGACAACCGTCACGTCGGCGCCGTTGGCCGTGTACAGCGTCTTGCCGGCGTTCTGCGGGCCACGCTGAGTCTGGCTCTCCTGCTGCTTCATCGTGTCGACCCACGCAACGAACTGGTCGTTCGTGAGCGGCATTTCCTTCGGGAGCGACACCGCGAGGTTCGGGGTCGCGGCGTTGTCCACGAACGCCACCTTGTGACGGGCGTACGCCGTGTCACCCATGACCTCACGCACGATCGGGGTCAGCCACGTCATCCCCCGGTACGACGCCACCGGATCCGGCTTCGGAGCGAAATGGCACATCTCATCCGGCAGGATCACGGTCGGGACACCGTCACGTTTCCCGCCGTCGTAGTACAGGTAGCCGACCCGCTTGAACCCGACCTTCCCGCCGGCCACCGTCAAAGGTTCGAGAGCGATGTCAACCCAGTCCGGACGCAGCCTGACGATCCCGTCGTCGGTACGGGCACCGTAGAAGTTCCCGGCGATGTCCACATCCGTGACCATCCGGGCCAACAGTTGGCCGGTCGTCCCACCCGGCCACGGCTCCTCGAGCGGAGCGAGGGCGTTGGTGCCGAACAGCCGTCCCGGCTTGCCCTCGTTGAGCCTCTGGAACTTGAACTGGGCCTGCGCGAAGACTTCCAGCCGGACAGCCATGCAGGTCCACACGATCCCGTTGCCCTTGAGCCCGTGCGCGACCAGGCCCTGCAAGTTGGGTTCGATCGGTTCTGACTTCGTTCCCGGGACAGACAGGTTGACGCCAAGCGGATATTGGGAGCCCTGGAACCCGAAACTCCCCCAGCCCATCGACTGGTTCACCCAATTGACGTAGTCCTCGGTCGAATAGCGGGTCTCGGGCTCCTGAGGGCGCAGCAGCGGCGCGAGCAGCTTCATGAACGCGCCTCCTACTGCGCCTTAGCCTGACTCCGCGCCAACTCCCGGAGCTTGAGCTCTACCAGCCATGCACCTGCTGTCATCAGCACACCCGCCGCCATCAGGGCCGGGCCCACACCCAACGTCAGCCACACACCCGCCGCTGCGAGCACGAAGCCCACAGCGATCATTAGGGCGACGATCAACGCCAGGCCGCCAACGGCACCAGCGCGACAGCCTTCTCGGGCATCGTCATCGCGGCCTCCAAGGCGAGCACTGCGCCGATACCGGCGTCGATCTTCCGGCCGTCGTCACCCTTCGTGAACACGTACCGGGTTCGGCCGTCAGACACGTCCTCGACCTTCACGTACGCCTTCTTGCGGACCATCGCCAGAACATGCGATGTGAGCAGCGTGTCGCCGTCGTGAGTCAGAGCGTGTTCCACGAGAGCGGTCGAGAACCGGTCACACGCCCCAGACATGCGTTTCGGCTGATTCGTGTCGAAGAACATCACCCGGTCGCCGTAGAGCTCAGCCCACCGTTCGATCTCCGTCTGCCACTTCGGCGGGTCACACAGCATCAGACCGACGTCATAGCGGTCGAATACCTCAGCGACAGCAGCTTCGATGTCGGTGCGAGGCATCCGCCATCCGTGCTCCGCGTTCACCGGACGCAACCAGATCGTCGGCCGGCCATCCACCTGGGGGATGAACAGGTGCCCGTCCTCGGTGCACCCCACCAGGGCAGTGGCATCCTGCGAGATGGACCCGTCGAACCCGAGCCCGATCCGGGTCCCCGGCTCAACCAGGTGCCCCTTGGCCACCTCAGCCCACCTGCGAGGATCCACAGCAGCATACGAACCAGCAACCAGCTGGTTGAGATAGAACCGGCGGGCATCAGCTGGATCGGTAGCCGGGTCCTGGATCTCGGCGATCACCCGGGTCAAGTCCACCCAGGATGCATCCCCGTAGGCGATCTTGAGCGCCTTGCGTAACGTCCGCTTATTCGATAGGTCCTCGACCCATGGGGCCTCGAGCGCGTCGTACAGCAGACCGGCTTCGCCGTTCTCGTACGCCCTGTGCGTGTCCTCGGCCACCGACCGTTCACCCGGCAAGAACGCATTCGTCGACTCGAGCGAGCGACCGGCGCCCTTGCCGAGATTCCGGCGCAATACCGCTGCCAGACGACGACCACCGTTCGACGGCAACCACAGGTGCGTTTCATCCAAGACGGCCGCAGTGATCGGCTGACCCTCCCGGGAACCCGCCGACGCCGTCACCGGTTCGATCACACACCCCGGACGGTCACGCAGAAACGCCTTCGTTCTACCGAGATCGATCCCGAAGTCGTCCAACGCCAGCGAGTCCGCCAGCATCGAATACGCCGCCGAATACGTGTTACCCGTCTGATCCTCGCTGCAGGCCGCGATCTGCACCCACGGGGTCGGCCAGGGGCGTCCGACGGGCAGGCCCCCTGCATCCCACCCGTCGAACACGACCGGGCCCACAAGTTCACCGATAGCCCAGGCGGCGAGCATCGGTGACTTGCCCCAGCCTTTGACCCGACGGGACGCCCCACGCCGGTACAGGAACCGTCCCCGACGGTCCACCTGATACCAGCGGACCATGAACGTCGCCTGCTCATCCGTCAACCGCAGCGGCTGCCCATAGGACCGGCCGCTAGGGATCCGCAGGTACGTCTCGTACCAGTCGAGCAGGTCCCAACCCAACGACGGCGTGTTCTCCGGAGTCAGAAACTCCGGCATCTAGACGGCCTTGAGCTTGCGTGTCCGCACCTGCCGCACCGGCGCGGCCGTCGACTCGCTCACAGGCCGCGCCCAACGGCGATCCTGCTGACCCTTCGGCGTGATCCCGTAGGTGTCCATCTGGAGCCGGAGCTCATTCGCACGCTGGAACTCGCCCCGTTGCACCTGGTCGTACAGCAACACGATGGTCAACAAGCCCGGAAGATCCTCTGGCGTCCAGTGGGCAGCGAACCAAGCCCCCATCCATGTCCGCCACGCCTCCACCGAAGCGGGCTTCAAACCCTCAGGCGGCGCCGGCACCTCGCCATGCTGCCAACCAACATCCGCAATCTCGTTCCACTCGCCACGCTGCGGAGCATTCGTGTTGCGTCGCTGCGCGGCCGGCTTCGGCGCGCTACCTCGCCCGGCCATCACTAACGCCCACGGTTCGCCATCAGGTACTGGATCTCACGAGGTGAGATGCTCAACCGCCGCAACTCCTCGGACAGTCGCCCATTCGACCACTGCTGCCGATCGGCACGTGTGAACAGATCGGCGAGGTCGTCGTCCGAAACCCCAAACTCAGACATGTTGCGACCTCCAGTGTGATTGAGACAGCGAAAAGGG